GATCGGTAGGAGCGCCCGCGAACGCACACCAGCGGAATGGAGCGCCTCTAGTTTCCGACGAAGGTTTAGCCCGGCAGAGAGTCGGGTTTCCGTGCGCGGTCCACCAGTGCGTATTTCAAAACGCCCCTCGCAAAAAATCAAAACCAGACGAATGAAATTTCGAACGCATCCGCAGTAGCGAGATGACTCGACCACATTCGCTCGCCCGTCTCATGGGTCACCAGTTAGTGCACCGGTCGCGCATACAATGTGCGACCGACGCACTGCCGGGTGCTGTTACCCAACAACGGAGAACGACAAATGAAAATCAAGCGCACGCCTAAAGTCACTCTTAGATTTAACGCATGGGAATTGTTGGCGATTGAGGAAGCGCTGCGTCAAGGCTTACCTTTCCTCCACAAAGAAAGTCTTGAGGCTTTGATTTCTAAAATCGAAGACGCCAATGAACGCACTTCAAAGTAAAACAGGAGACTGCAAAATGAAACTAACAATTCAAGAACGCATCGTCGCGGCGATGGTCAACGAAGTCAAGGCAGAAGGATTCGCCTACGACCCAGCAACGCGCGACTGGACTAAGCGAGTCGAGATAACGCTCCGCAACCGGACTGAAGCTTTGAACTGGATCGAGTTCAATCGCAACTGGATGAAGAACCTTCGCGTCATCGACTAAGCCCGACCTCAACTCAATGGAGAGAACACATGAACAAACTGGCAAGAGAAGCAAAAGTCGTCGCCGCTATCTTCGGCGCAAAACAGGGCTCGAAGAAATCAGAACAGATGAGGGCGTTAATATCCGGTCTGAAGATGGCCGGTGGCTCAAAGCGGCAAATTGCAAAATGGGAAGCCGAAGCCGCCAAGTTAGAAGCCGCTGGAAATTAAACGCAACTGACCAACCAACCGCATTCAAATGGAGAGAAGCAATGACCAACTATAGCAAGCGCAGCGCCGACGAAGCCACGACCTACGAACTGTTCGACGCCTCCTGCATCGACGCCAACCACGCCGACTGGCAGAACCGCAGGATCATCGCGACCGTCTTTAAGGCCATGTGGAGCTACTCGATGCCGGTCGAGAAGATTGAGCGGATTGCCTGCGCGATGCTCAATCTCGAAAGCGTGGATCTGCAAGAGACTCTGACCACGTTAACGCGCAAGCGCATCCTGCGCAGCTACATGGATCACGGCGTTCGCCTTTACGAAGTCAACTACTAATCGCAACCGGAAATCAATGGAGAACTGAAATGACCAACCGTCTTACCGAAGAGCAGATCGAGCGCCGCGTCGAGCGGCTGACCGACCGATGGGATAGCCAGCTTATGGCGGGTCATATTTCCCAAAAACAATACGACGAGGAAATGCGCCACGTCGCCAAGTGGGCCGAGCAGGAATACCGGCGCCGCCGCTTGATGACTTTTCCAATCAACGACTAACGATCTCGCAACCGCAAATCAATGGAGACTCAAATGTTCTACAACGGAAAAACCTACTCTGTCGTCAATACCTACAACGGCAAAGACGGATGCCAGTGCGGCTGTCGCGGCAACTACTGCGCAGACCCGACCACGCCAGCTTTCAAGCGGCGCGTCAAGAAAGTCACTAGCTTCGTCGGTCCGGTTCGCCCGGACGCCGCCAACAATGGCGACGCCGTCTCCTACAGCAGCGAGGCGTTCGGTGGCGACTTCTACGCCTACGTTCGCGAGGGCGAGCGGGTCACCGTCGTTTACTTCAACTAACTCAAACCGCATTCAATGGAGAACCGCATCATGACCACGAAGCAACTGCGCACGCGCAAGATGCTGATCATCGCGGAGTTGACCAAACTCTCGCATCTGGGCTGGGACAAATGCCGTAGGGAGGACTGGCAGCCGCTCGAAGACGAGCTTAACCGGATCAACATGCTTACGGAGGAATACCGATGACCGTGCGACCGCTGACCTACGCAAGCATAACGCCCACCGGCAACATGCAATATGCAGCAGAGGCTTCTTGCCTCGGCCTGCGACCCGGCGATTGGCCCGACACATTGCCCGTAGCCGATAACATGGGCAACGGTTTGCCTTTCATCCGCAACCGCAACCCTCGCCTCTGCGCCGATGGTGAACTGATCGGCTACCGCTATGTGCAGGCGCAAGGCGTGCTGACCCTTTTTGTGAGTAACGACTAAACCGCATTCAACTCAATGGAGAACGACAATGACCAAGACCACCAAGATGCCGGAACGCAAGCGCATCGTTTGCTCCGCGATCCTCGCTATCTCGAATCTGGGAATGCCGCGCCCTTCGGCGCATGACGTAGCTAGAGTCCTCAAGCGGTTCGATGAACCGAAGCGCTACAGTCACACGCCACGCTCTATAGTCGAGAGCGCCGTAACCAGCCTCGGCCAGCAATACATGGAAAGCGATGAACATCAGCGGATGTTTACCGCTGAGGCCATGTCTTTCTACAAAGACAAGACGCTCGCTCACAGTCTGGCGACATGCTGGAAGGACATAGACGCGATTTACGAAGCCGCGTCCAAAATCTGAAACCACCGCAAAACCGCATTCAATGGAGAACACCAATGACTGAACAGCTTGAAATGACGAAGAGCCAGCTTGCTGCCGCTGACGTAGCTGCACTAGCCCGCGCTCGCAATCCGATTATCTGGATCACAAGCAAGGAGGAAGCCCGCGTCGAACGATACCTGATCGAGGCTGGCAACTCCGCTGGCTATTCCGCACTGACATGGGACATCGCGCAGGGCGTGGTGGATATGCAGGGCGAACTGCTACGTGGCGTAGGTGGACAGGACCCGGGTGAGACGCTGTCCTATATCAGCGCACAGAGCAACGGGCGCACCATGTGGATCATGCGTGACCTGCCGGTTTGGTTTACCGGACCGGCCGGTGCCCCGATCCTGCGGCAGCTTCGCAACCTCGCACGGTCATTGCCATCGATGCCGCGTGACCGGGCGCAGGTTATCATCATCCTGACGCCATCGTCCGACATTCCACCAGAACTAAGCAATCACGCCGTCATGATCGACTGGCCGTTGCCCGATCGCGCGGAGATTGCCGACATTCTGGATGCGGCTGTCGAGTCGCTTCCTGACGAACTGCAAAAGACCGCAGCCCCGAATGGCCAGCGCGCGACGGCCATCGATGCAGCGATTGGTCTTTCGGGTGAGGAAGCCCAAGCCTGCTTCGCCCGCTCGCTCGTTCAACTGCGCCGTATCGATCCGGCTATGGTCGCGAATGAGAAGAAGCGGATCATCGCAGCCTCCGGAATTCTGGAGTGGGTCGACCAACTCGCAGGCGGCCTCGATGGCGTTGGCGGATTGGACGTGGTGAAGGACTGGCTCGGCACCCGCGCCGTTGCCTTTACGCCCAAGGCTCGCGCCTATGGACTACCAGCACCGCGTGGCCTGCTGTTCGTAGGCCCAGCCGGTACCGGCAAGACGCTGACGGCAAAGGCGACCGCTACCGCATGGCAGTGTCCGCTGCTCCGCTGGAATTTCGGCGCGATGAAGTCGAAGTTCGTAGGCGACAGCGAACAGAATATCCGCCGCGCTCAGAAGGTCATCGAATCCATCGGCAAGTGCGTCGTCTGGATCGATGAAATTGAGAAGGACCTACAGGGTGCGACCAGCGGCTCCGCCGATGGCGGTGTCTCTGCCGATGCTCTCGGCTCCTTCCTTTCGTGGATGCAGGAGAGGCAGGGCGAGGCGTTCGTCATCGCCACGTCCAACGATGTTTCCGCTCTACCGCCTGAGCTGCTCCGGAAGGGCCGCTTCGATGAAGTGTTCTTTATCGATATGCCGAACCTTCCTGAGCGGAAGGCGATCCTTGACGCGGCGCTCCGGACGCACAACCGGGGTCGCGTCTCTATCGACCACGACAAATTAGCCGAAGCATCTGATGGCTTCAGCGGTGCCGAGATTGCGGCGTTGGTACCGGATGCGCTCTATCGCGCCTTCGGTGACGGCGAGCGTGAAATCATCACCGATGATCTGCTCAAGGCGGCGGCGACTGTCGTGCCAATGTCTAAGAGCAACCAGCAAAAAATCGAAAAGCTCCGTGAGTGGGGCAAGGTCAATGCGCGCGCTGCCTCTACCGGCATAGCCGCACAGGCCAGCCCAATGAAGCGGACGCTCGATATCTAAAACCTACCACCCTCTTAAACCCAATGGAGAACTACAATGATGGACATGCCTGTTTCAACTCTGCGACCCGGCCTCCTGATTTCACTCAAGACCTCGGTCGTCGGCAATGTCAGTTACTCGAAGCAGATCATCGAGCCTGACCACACGACCGATGCTGGGACGCGCCGCGCCCAGTGGAATACGACGCGGGAGATTGTCGATCCTACCGAGCATAACCGGGCGATCAAGGCGCGTGGTCAAGCCCGGCAGAAGATACGGCAGGTCGCGGCACCGACAGCCTTCGGCCTGCTGTGTCCGGAGACTAACGAAAAGCAATTGAAGGAGGCGGTAGTCGAGGCTCGACAGATTGCCGATGAATTCAATAGGCGCGCGAAGTACACACGGCTTGAGGTCTATGTTTTCTGTGGGCGCGTTGCCCCCGATGACGTGGAGGCCGTTCGTGCCATCAACTCCGAGGTCCGTGACCTGCTGAATGAAATGCAGGAAGGTTTACGGACCCTCGATGTTAAGCGTGTCCGTAAGGCGGCGATGGAAGCCCGCAGTATCGGGAAGATGCTGACGCCGCTGGCCGAGGCCCGCATCAAGAAGGCCATCGAAGCCGCACGTAGTGTAGCCCGCAAGATCGTCAAGTCTGGCGAGCAAGTCGCGCAGGAGATCGACCGTGAGGCGATCAAGCAAATGGCCGAGGCGCGAACGTCGTTCCTCGATCTCGATACATTCGAGCAGGTCAGCCGCCCGGCTGAGAGCGGTCGCGCACTAGACCTGATCCCTGAAGACACCGCGCCCACCAAAAAGAGCCGCGTCAAGTCCCGCGCGCTCGACCTCTAATGGAGAACAACGATGCCGTGCGATACCCAGTTGCTCCCGAACCAGACAATCTCCGACCGCAAGGAGGATATTAAGCTGGCCGTCTCTGCCCTAGACAAGCTCATTCAGTCTGGGCAGGTCCGCGTAAAGGTCGGCCCGCAGGGCGCGGTCGCGTTCACAGGGTGGGCCGACAATGACCGCCGCCGTGTAACCGATGCCTGCGCCTATCGCCGCCTGCTGGTAACAGGCAGCGCGCTTGCTAAGGCTAAGATCACGCAGGCCGAGCAGCTAGCCGGGCGTGGTGTTAACCGGCAAGTCGTCGGTCATGGCGCACATAGCCATGATGATGGCAAGACATGGCATTCCCACAAGGGCTGATGCCACGCGCGGAGAGGATGCCCAATCCTCTCCGCTTTTACCAAACCGCAACCCCATCAATGGAGAACTACAATGTGTGCGAAGCACATGCATCGGCGTTTCGATGAATCGACCGAATGGCGCATCGGCTACAACAACGGCTATTCCAAACGCCCACCGCATCCGGCGCTAATCAACGAGCCCGCGTATCGCGACGGCTATGAGACTGGCGGCGAGGATCGCCGCGCAGGCGTCGTCATTTCATCATCGTGAGGGAGGATATGAAAATGAAAATTGGCGAAACCATCGTGATGTACATCGTCACCACGCTCGCTCTCTTGTTTGTGTTCGCTGTCTTAACCGGCGCGGTCAGCGCACACCCGAACAAGTCCTGCCACAAGCACGACGCTGTGACGCATTGTAAGTAAGCCGGAGGATTAGCGATGGAAGAACACCCGACCGTAAAGCTAGAGCGACTCAAGCACGCCTATGCTTGGGCGCTCAAGACTGAAACCCGGCTGTCGCTCGAATACCAGCAGGCGCGCGAACAGGTTGCCAGACTGGCGCAAGAAATCAGGGAGCTACAGTCATGTCAGTGAAGCCGCGCTACAAATGGCAACCGATGCGCCCGGCTATGATCCCAGCGATGCCGACTGAAAAGCTCATCGCTGAATGGGTCAACTCTAAACCCGGCATGACGAAAGAGGAGGTCATTGCCCTCGCTATGGACTACGAAAAGAACTGCACCTATTGGCTTAACGATCTCTATCAGGTGCAGGTCCGGCCGCTTCCTGAGATACGCTTTGTGCATCTGAATATCCGCCGCCGCGATGGCGGACCGATCTTGCGGGACTGGCGGCACTTCCAGCAGATCAAGAACGAGCTTGTTGGGCCGGAATGCGAGGCGATTGAATTATACCCTGCTGAAAGTCGCCTCGTGGACCAGACCAACAAATATCATCTCTATGCCTGCACCGACCCGGCCTTCCGCTTCCCTATAGGATGGACCGAGCGGGACGTGAGCTATGTAAACGGCTCGCTTCCCGGCACACGCCAACGACCACTCTGACCACCCAAACTTAACCAATGGAGAACGACAATGGGAATCGACATCTACATGGAATGGCCCAAGCAAACCAAGGCCGAGAAGGCAGCGCAGATTACCGGCTTCAGTGCCACGCACGGCCACAAGGGCTATCTGCGCGAAGCCTATCACGGCGGCCCCTACGTCACGAAGTTTCTGGTGAGGGAAGCGTTCGAGGCCGAGAGTGCCGAAGCGCAGATACCCGCCAAGGTGCTACGTGAGCGCCTGCCCGCCGCCGTCATGCTGGCGACGTACCGCAACCACGTTGTCTATGAGGAGCCAGACCCCGGCTTCGCCACTCTCGCAGACGCACTGGCTACGGTGTTCGCAGAGACTAAGCGCACCGACAATGAGGGCGAAGAGATCGCTGCCAAGATGGTCGGTGAGCAACTACGGGCGGCAGAAGAACTGATCAAGCAGCGCAAGCTGCCTGACTATTGCTTGAGCTACGTCGACTTTGTCGAACTGGCAGAGAAGGTCGAGGCCAAGCTAGGCAAGCCGGTAACCATCATCGCCAGCTATTGATCGGCAGCTACGATTTGCGTTTTAGACTGCCAAGCCCGATACCCGGAGTGTCAATGGAGAACGACTATGAAAAAACCGAAGGTAAAGACGACGACTGACTGTGAGCACGGGATGCCGAAATTCCTGTGTCGCGCCTGCACCCCGCAGAAGCCATCACTACAAACCGGATCGGTCGCGTTAGTCAAGCCAGAGCCACGGCGCGACTTCCGTATACCGAAGGGGATGAGTACCGAAGAAGGCAACGCCATGCTCGCGCAGCGTGAAGCCGAGAAGGCGTCAAAAAACAAGAGGGCGCTGAGCGGCCTCAAGGAAAAACATCAGGCTGAGTTTGTCCGTATCAACCTGTTGCGTGACTTTAACGGACTACAACCGCTGCCGGAAAACATGATCCGGAAATTCAAAACCGACCCGGTGAAAAACAATCTGCTTTTCAGCCGCGTCATCATCAATGGAGAGACTGACATGACGACCACGACCACGACCAAGACGAACGGCGAAGCCGTAAAGACCGCGAAGCCGACCGTCGAAAAGAAAGCCGCCGCCGCTGCGAAGCCAGCCGCCAAAGCGAAGAGCACCGCGAAGCCGGAGCCCGCCGCCAAAGCGAAGAGCAAGCCAGCCGCGAAGCCCGAGGGCAAAGGCAAGAAGTCGGGTGCGTTTACTGCTGAGGTAACCGCGATGCTCATCGGCATGCTGAAGAAAGGCACGACCGCGAAGCAGATGATCGATGCCGCCAAGTGGGGTGGCTGCCCTAATCCGCTCAAGCGAGTGAACCGTTTTGTGACCAGCGTCGCTGAGAAGCAGCACAAGCTTAAGATCAGCATTGAAGGTCGCGGCGAAGAGAGCCTGTACAGCACCGAATAAAACCGTGTTAACCCAGCCCGCCCGGCGCCAGCCGGGCGGGCTTTCGTTTGCCCGGTTTCCGGCGCCCTCTAGACCCCCGTCCCATAAGGCCCTAGCTGGAGGCCCCAGAAACGCCCGCTGGTACGGTTTCCGGGGGTGGGGGCTCCTACCCTAGCCCGGACCCCTAGCCAGCCCCGGAAAAGCCCGCCTGCGCGGGTTCCCGGAGGCCCCTATGGCGGTAGTCGGGCATAAAGCCCGGCTGGGGCGGTTTCCGGGCGGGGGGTCCTGCCCTAGCCCGCCGCCCCAGCCAGCCCCGGATAGGCCGCCTGCGGGGCGCTGCAGCCGCCCGGTTTTAGCCCTCCGGGACCATCACGGTTTCGGAGTAAAGGCGTAGGCGTTTCGGAGTACAGGCGTAGCCGTTTCCGTTTCGGAGTACGACCGTAGGCATTTCCGTTTCGGAGTAAAAGCGTAGGCATTTCGGAGTAGCACCGTAGGCGTTTCCGTTTCTGAGTACGGCGGTAGTCATCACGGTTTCGGAGTACAGCCGTAGTCATGCCTATGACATTAGGTGTCATAGTGGCTTAGCCCTCCGGTACCCACCCGTTTCCAAAGGCGGCGGCGCTGCCGCGCTTGGTCATCCCGCCTTGATCAACCAGCCGCTCGACTTCCTCATCTTCCATACCGAGGCGGCTCATAATCTCAGATTCAGAGATTTGCATTTCACCAGCCAACTGCCGAACAATCTCTGCCATCTTCAGGATGCCGTGCGTGCCGCGCGCTCGATTATGCCGGATCGTGGACATCATCTGATGCGCAGCGTCATTCGGTGCGAGCCAGACCACCGGCACGAGCCCGTCCGTCATTGCCTGTATCTCTTTGTCGTTGGTCGCGAGCATGTATCGATGGAAGCCATCGACAATCTCTCCGTCTGGGCGAGCCACGATTGGCTGCGTCCAGCCATCTTCGATGATGGAAATCTTAAGCAGCCCTAGCTCTGGCGGCGCGACGTGATTCGGGTTGTAGTGATTCGCTCTTAGGCGCGACGGCGCGACCCACTCTACCTTGCTGACCGGCTGCGGCCTCATGGCGATAATCCTCCAGTATGGCACTGATGATGCGAAGCTCCAGATCGGCACGGTATCGGCTAATCCGGCCGGTCCTGATTTTTGCCGGATACACGATCTTACGACGACGAAGCTCCCGTTGCAGGCACAGGATTTTGTCGATCGTCATGACCGGAAGCATATCGAGTTGACCCGGTAGCATCGTGATTCACCATATCAATTCCTTAACCGGGACCGCCTTGATATCCGCCTCATACTTTTCGGCAGGCGCACCCATGTTAGGCTGGCGGCGATCCTTATAGTCACCGCGTATGGCGATATTTAATAGAAACATCCATGAAATGCCAGTGATTGGATGCGGAGCCTTTGGCGCGATCAAATCCGTGGTCTTGCTGTAATGGTTCTCAATCCACGTTCTGACCCGGTTTGCAATCTCTCCCTTGTATGGCTGCGGATGCTTGTCGATCCAGTACCGGATGTATTCCGGCCACGTCATGTCGGCTGGCTTCGGCGGCTGCTTGCCGAATGAATAGAGTTGGGTTTGCGAGTAGCGGGCGGCGGTAGCAGCACCGGGGACACGGTTGCTCATCTTGTCCCAAATGTCAGGGAAGCAACATGCGTATGTCCATAATCCCTGAAGTGGTTCTTCGCCGTAAGGCGGTGCGCAACGCTGATCCTTATGCGACATTCCAGCCATTTCCATCAGGTCATAGGAGCGATTGTAGTCCCACCCGAATTGATTCGGTGCGGTCCATACATCCTGCGTCCGCCAGTCATAGATTGGATAGACCTTCCAGAGTTTTTCTCCCGGCTTGTCGGCCCATGGTCTGATATAGGCTCGCGTATCGGCGTGCTTCTTCAGGATAGCGCGCGTCCGCGTCAGGCTTTCATCTGCGCGAATACCCATGATCATGCCGACCCGGCCATACTTGTGCGATGGAAATAGCAGCGGCACTGAGTCCGGCATCGACGGTCGTTTTTTTCGTTCGGCTGGGAAGCCTTCGATCTTGTCGAAGGTGATCCCTTCCGGCGGCATAGGACGCACCCACTTCGCTTCATCCTCCGGTGCCCACGGATACCAGTATGGGTCCTTCCGCGTACAGGCATTGCGATGCTGGATCGGCAGGCAGAGCCACCATAGATCGAGGTCGGGATTGTCTTGATAGACGCGCCGAACATACTGCTCGGTCTCGAAAGAGATTGCTTCTTCATCGTAGTGAAAGGCGATGAGCCGCTGACCTCGCGCACGAGCCGCGTCGAGGGCAAGGTGGAGACAGACCGTCGAGTCCTTCCCGCCAGAGAACGATACCGCGACGGTATCGAACAGCTTGAATGCCTCTTCGACTCGCTCGCGTGCAAGGTCGATGACGGAGCGATCTACGTTTTGTTTTTTAGCGTGATGCCGAACACCCGAGTATTTGGCCTTCTCGGTTTCAACGAGTTCGTCACCGGAAAACCCTTCGTTCGCATCGCTCTGCTTTACATCCACTTCGGTGAGCCTGATGCCCGGCTCCCCATCGACCACAGTATGTTCTACGATCCCGTCTCTGACCATCTTTGCAACTGCGCTCTTGAGTGTGCCTTCCCACTGCTTCACTGCCGAATTTCCTTGGTCCTGATTTCATCCATCGACTTCGCGCTGATGCCATCGACGATGGTACGGTTAAGCATCGGATGATTCTCATGCGTGGGACCGAAATCAGTATCCGGATGAAACACCGTCAAGTCCATCGATGAGCCTTCAGTCACGAAGGCATGGATTGCATCCGGCGCAAGGATGAACATCCGACCCGGAAGCAAATCTTCTTCGCCATCCTCCGTGATGCACCGCCCCTTCCCTCCGTGGATCAGCCCGCATCGAACGGTAGGATGGGTGTGCTTGGTCTGCGTGATACCAGCCGGGAAGTGCAGCAGGTTAAAGCACGGATCACCGAGTAGCGGCGGCGGTATCAGCAGCGTATCGCTACAGCCATCGATGTATTTAAGCCGCCCGATCTGCTCGACCGGTCCACCCAGATGCCGCAGCCCCATGAAGTCCAGCCGATAGGCAAAGAATGCGCGCGCATCTTTGGACGCCAAGACCTTGATGCCGTTTTTGCCGGGAGCCGAGAAGTATTCGTTCGATGTTACCGGCGTCATGAACGAGCCGCCATGTCCAGAACCAAGAACATGGATGTTGCCACTCTGGACGAAGCCGTATGCAGTCCCGCCGTGCGGCAAGATCAACCCATCAACACCGTTGCCTTTACCGTTGCCGTTGCCGCCGATGACGCCATAGACCTGACACGGATATTTTTCGTTGCTGAAATCCGCCATCAGTCCATGCTTGAGGTCCAAGATAGTAGCGGCTTTCATTGTTTAACTCCGTCCTTCGCAACCGCTATCAGCGCCTCGGCTGTAGTCCTGAGTTTGCGCACATCTCGCTCATGCGCCAGCCACGCGATAACCATATCGCGGTCGTTTGGCATCATATCGAATTTTAGTGAAACGCCACGCGCACCCGGTACGACCGCGCTCGATTCAGCAGTCGTCGTATCCCCAATAACGTCAGAGAGAAAGCCACCCGGATTCAGTATGCGAAGCTCTTTGCCATCGAAGCCTAGAAACTCGATATCGAACCCATTCATCTTCAGTTCGTCAATCTCAAGTCGCAAGATCGTTTCATCCCATTCCGATAGCAAGGCAACCTTGTTATCCGCGATGCGGATGGCGCGCTTGGTCGTGTCATCCAGACCGTGATGAATGACGACCGGGAATTCCGTGAAGCCAGCTTTGATGGCGGCTAACAGCCTACCGTGCCCCTTAAGGATCACGCCACCTTCATCGACTACGATGGGCTGATCGACCCCATGCTTGCTCATGAGGCGCGCGAGCAGTTCTATCTGCGCTGCCGGATGTTCACGAGCGTTTCGCTCATAGGGCTTGATGCGGTCTAGGGCCCAAGTCTCCACAACTTGAGCAGGCCAAGGTGTCTTGGCTGCTACTGCCGCTTTTGCTTTTGGTGGCAAAGGAAAAAATCCTTGGTGGAGGAGCGGGACCAGCAGTCAATGGAGATCAACCTGTGATCCCGCTCCTTACGCTCAGCGACCCGTTGCCGGATCACCGCCAAGAACGACCCACCGCATGGATCGCACTTGTCCCTTGTGTAACATACAACGGATATTCATGGCAAACGTGTTGGCCGGGTTTTCAGCATATCCCGTAGCTCCGCAGAAACTACTAGATCGCCCGCCTTCAGAGGTTCTTCGCCGCGCTGCGCATAGTCGTCTACAATCTGTTGGGTGTTTCTATCGACCATGTATTGCTTCGTGCGCTCGATCCGCTGCTCGCGTTCTTCAGCATAGGGATCGAATACCTTCGCAGAAGTTGCCCGCCATTCTTCTATGGCGCGATTGATACGCTCACGCTCCGATTCACTGACAACCGGCTGCTCAAGTTGCTTCGCATTCAAGATGCGCGAATAGCGAACTAGCTCAGCATTGAGTTTGTTCGCCCTCGCCTCGGCATCGGCATAGAGAATATTGGCAGGTGGCGGTAGGTCGGTGGCGAAGTGCTTGACCTTGTTTTTAGTGACCGCTTCACAGGTTTCTAGGATCGCGAATAGCGGCAGGTCCTTCAAGTGCAGAGCATAGGCAGCGATAGTATCCTTCGCATTGACGTTCCGCATCGTAGGGTAACCAGCGAACATGACAGCAAGTGCTTGCGCGGCACGCCTTTGATCTTCGCTAGCGTAGGTTATTGGTCTTAGTGCTCGCCTTAGATCACTCTCCCGCTGCTTTAGAAGCTGATACTCTGTCGGTGTAGGAAAACGGTTGATCAGAACGCGACCGCCTTCTTCAGTGATGCTAAAATTATCGGCCACCTTCAGCGCGGTAACATCGGGCAGGGATGTTGAATGCTTGATGATCTCATTCATGAGTCTAGCCTCCCCTTGGCTATGTCAGCAAAGCTAGGCTGCCCGTTTCGCTCATTGCGCTCATGCTCAAACTGCGCCTCTTTATCGATCCACATACGCCATGTTGCTGCTAGCCCACGCTCGCCTGCTATCTGTGTGCCTTTCGAGATATGATAATCACGACATTTTCGTATTAGTTTAGCGATCGTATTATCGGAATATCCGCGCTGCTTCGCGTAGGCTATTCCGAACGCATCTGGCTTCCAACCATCCGGCATTCGGCAACGCGGAGCGAACCGTTCTTTTCCCTTACTACTACCTTCTTCTTTTCCCTTATTCAGACCTATATCTATATCTTCTATATCCTGTGCCTGTAGAGTAGCCCCCCCTGTTATGTTTTTTGTGAAAGAAAACAATGGGTTACTTTGGGTGCCAAGTCGCCCGTTATTGCGGCTTTTCTGTGCCCGTAGCATCCGGCGACAATAGATAATTCCACGCTTATCCCGACTAAAAACTCCCTTATCTTCGAGTTCCTTTAGTAGGTTTGTTACGTCATCAACAGTGTTTATCCCATTGCAAAAGAGCGCCGCTGTAATCGGCTGACCGCCGACTAACCCGAAACCATAATCCTCGCCATCATTAGAACCGGCGATGCATAATATTTCCATCCACAATCCGCGCGCCGCTAAAGAACAAGCCCTTAGACAATGATCACTTACCCAATCACTCCAGAAAAACGAAGTCGCTCTCTGTGCGCGTGCTATCCGCATCTTAGTGCTCCATTGTTTTGAAAACGCATCTATGATTACTCCCGCAACCCCAGCCGTCAAAGCGAGATTTTGACTGGATAACATTTTTAATTTACTACGAATTACACCAGTAAATTTTTACGTAGACAGCAACGCCGATTAGGCTACTATGTCCTAGCACCGCACTTTATGTTTCAATGGAGAAATTAAATGGCAACGCGGCAACGCGCCGTCGCTACGCGCAAAGCAACGCCCGTAGCTCGCCCACCGAATAACATACTAGGCATTATCGCGGACGCCGCCGCCGATGAAAGCGTGCAGCCAGAAAAGATGCGCGCGCTGCTGGATATGCAGAAAGAGATAATGGCGGAGGAAGCCCGCATCGCGTTTACAAAAGACTTCATAGCGATGATGGAGGAGTTGCCGACGATCAATGCTACCGGGCGTATTGAAATAAGGGAAAAGGTTGCGGGACAGCGAACAGGCCCGGTTCAGCAATCGACGGCCTATGCGACATATAATGAAATCTGGAGAACGATAAAGCCCATCCTGCTGAAACATCATTTCGGTTTGACGCACAGTAATATCGAATCGAGTGACGGTCGGGTCGTCGTTAAGACGACGCTCATTCACGAGCGCGGCCATCAGCGTGAAAGCATCATTCCGTTGCCGCTAGAGACGAGCGGTAGCAAGAACAACGTACAGGCTTATGGGTCATCGACTAGCTACGCCAAGCGATACAATACGGCACAGCTTCTCAACTTGATCAGTGAGTTTAAGGATGATCGCGATACGGATGGCGTAACGACGATTGATCAAAGCCAACTCGAAGAGCTAATCGTGCTGGCTGACGAATTCGGCGTAGACAAGCGCCGCTTCTGTGAGCATTTCAAAATTCCAGCAATGATCGATTTGCCCGTTGCCCGTTTGGATGAAGCCAAGGGCATGATCCGCAAGAAGGGTAAGAAGTGATGATGATATGGGAATTGTTACATCCAGAGATGACGGCAGAGCATCTTGGATTGCTGCCGGAAATGCTAACCACGAATAATCCGGCATCGGCCAGAGAACAATTCCACCACAACTATGCTCATGGTGGTGGATGGTTTCCATTTAATGGCTTCAAACTGAAAGATGACAACAGCCTTCACTCTGATAGCGGAGACCCTGACTTGTATCCGGTCGCCAGAACCCGACTGCGCGATGAACTGATCTTGCTCTACCCGCATTCATGGGTAGCAATTATTCAGCCGGATCGGTCATTTGCAGTTGCGCGTATGGACTAAAGGAATGCTCACGATGAACCCGCTAGAGCTAATACAGAGAACACCAGAGTGGTTGACATACCGCGCTGGCAAAGTAACCGCATCAGGAATCTGCGATCTGATGCGGAAAACAAGAGACGGCAACTATTCGCAGACCCGCGCGGCGTACATGGGACAAGTAGTCCGGGACCGTTATGCGCTACGGGCAGACCCAGCCTATGTACCGCCGCGCGGTTATAATAATGCAGCTATGCAATGGGGAACGGATACTGAGCCGATGGCACGTAGTGCCTACAGCATGCTCATGGATACCGATGTAATCGAGGTCGGGTTTGTTGATCATCCTAACATCCCGCTGGCGGGTTGCAGCCCCGATGGCCTCGTTGGAGAACAGGGTCTTGTGGAAATCAAATGTCCTGAAACGCATTCGCACATAACAACGCTTATCGAGCGCGACTTTAATAAAGAATACATCGTCCAGACGCAATGGCAGATGGCGTGCACCGGGCGCGAGTGGAATGATTTTGTTTCCTACGATCCCCGTCTGCCACCCAGACTGTGCATGTATCGACAGCGTGTCTACCGTGACGATGTAGCCATCAAGAAATATGAAGCCGCCGTGATCGAATTTCAGGCGGAAGCAGAAGAACTCATGGCTAGGCTGGATCGCTTATATCCGCCGGATGACGAGATAGCCGCATGAACTCCGCCATCTACACCATCAAGCTGGCGGTGCCGTTGCCGGACAGTCAGATAACGACGACCACCATCATCAACATTACCTCGCTTGGCGCGATGCAGCAGGCTTTGAACTTTGCCAAAAGCCAAGGCTGGGAGGTAGTCGAAACCAGCATGTCGCACACTTGCGAAACGCTCGATGAAGTTAAGACCAAGATTGAGCAGCACATGAAGGCTTGCGGCGTGCGCTGGAAGCGTCTGCCAAGGAAGGCCGGATGACGAGCCATGAACGACCCCGAAACCGCGCTGATCGCCAAGGAGGACGAATGGCGACTTATGCGGGCTCTGCACCTGTTGCCGTCGAGGGAGGAACAGGTGCTGCGTGACAGGTTCGGGCTTGATGGCGAACCCAAGCTTTCAAAGCAGATCGCTGCCGAACAGGGCTGCACCACGTCGCGCATCTGGCAGCTTGAAAAGAAGGCTCTTCGAAGACTGAAGGGCATGGCCGCAGTGCAGAAGCTTGCCAGAGAACATAACATCAACATCTTACGCGCTAGCCCGTCACCGCCAGAACATTATTATTCAACGGTGGTGAACGTCGCTGCCGAATATCTGCCGCCGCCCCGCAAGCCGTCACCGCCTTGGCTGAAATATCGCTGGTTCGACGTAGCTGACCCAATGACGTGGTTGGATCGGGAGGCATTGGATGAACAGATCGACGCTCCCTATCATCCGCGAAGACCTTACATCGTGATGGCGTTCACTGAACAGGATGGCCATGTGGTGCCATCGCGTGAATTCTTTGCGACCGAACAACAGGCGATTGAAGCAATCGCACGCAACGCCGGGTATCCTATTATATTTTGTAGCTTTGCGTTCTGCGTCAAGGATGGATGGCGGTTTGTTACCAAATACGGATCGCTACCGGAGGACTATGCGGAAACCACTTACATCTATCCCAGCATCAGGGATTGGACAGCCGCATGACAAAGCAGTTTTCCGCCGAGAGCCGAGTATTAGCAACCGAAGCGTTGCGTTTGTCTGAGACAATACGCCCTATGTTAGCTGGTATTGCCCACGAAATTCAGGGAGCCGCGCTTGCCGATTTGGTGTCTGTCTTTATAGCTGGCCACCATCCTGATCTGCGCGAAAAAGCAATCAAGCTTTGGTCTGAAGCGATGATCGCACTGATCCCGGAAAGCGAGCAGCAGATGTTGGAAAAGCTGGGATTTGATCCGTGGGAGGATCAGCGATGACCTACCGCGCGCCGATCTATTTTGAGTGGAACGGCGAGGCTATGCGACCCCTGCCCCGATTCCTGCCAATCGCAGATAAGATGTATGACGTTGGTCAGGTCTACCGGCTGGAGACTGTAGAGGAACGCAGCGGTCCGGCGCATAGACGCTATCATGCGGCGCTGCATGAAGCGTGGCTTCAGCTACCTGAAAACAAGGCGCTGGAATATCCGACCGAAACGCACCTTAGACGATGGGCTTTGATTGCGACTGGGTATGCCGATGAGCGCACTATAGTCTGCGATACGGAAGCTGATGCGGCGCGGATCGCGGCGATTATAAAGCCGCTCGATAGCTATGCGGTCGTCGTGAAAAAAAAGAATGTCGTAAAAATCTACACGGCCAAGAGCCAGAGTTATAGAGCGATGGGGAATGCGGAATTTAATGCCAGCGCAGACGCGGTACTGGCAATGCTTGCAAAAGTTATAGGCGTCACTCAAGCGCAGTTGACGAAGGAGGCGGATCAAAGTCCGAATCAACCATGAGCAGAATGAAAGATTTGTTTGGTGATAGTCCCTATCCGGCACCAGCCGCGCTGTCGCGCCACACTGACCCGGATACTAGTCACGCAGCGGCGCGCTCAATCGAGGCTGACGTTCCTCGTATGGAGCTATTAGTGCTGAATGATTTGATCCGGCGCGGCGATCACGGTGGAACATGGAATGAAGTTTCCGAGAGTACCGGCCTCGACAGAGCGACTGTATCGCCGCGCTTTAAGCCACTATGCAAGAAGGGCTTTGTAGAGATGCGCTGGCGGAATGGAGAAGTCATCAAACGCCCCGGATATTCTGGTCGCGGTCAGATCGTCTGGTTTGCCCGCAAATGACCAAGCGCACCAAGCTTACCCTCAAGACTAAGCTGGCGTCCGCGCTATGTCAGATGTTGCGCCCTAACACAGTAGGCGGTTACGAGCGGATCATTTCGCACGAAGACGCCAAGCGCATGAGCGAGGATCAGATACTCGCGGTGTTCGACTGGGACCATTTCCCAATCCCGAAGGCGCATGACGGTCCCGATGAGCATTGGAATTTGACGCCGACGCCACGGCCAGAGCATCGAACAAAAACAGCGAAGCATGACGTCCCGATGATCGCCAAGGTTAGGCGGCTCTCACAGGATCAGGAGGATTTTAGGCGCAAGGTTTTAGAGCGGCCTACAGGCCAGAAGCGCCAGCGCACCGGCAAGATCAATAGCCGAGCATGGGACGAGTGGCGCACCCCGCACCCTGACAATGTGAAGAAGAGCAAGATCAAGATTAAGAGCCGACCAAGCTGGCCGAAAAGGAGCTTCCGATGAAATTCGAATGCGGCAACTGCAGATTTTCCCTGCCGACCGCCGACAGACCAAACCAAATCTATTGCCGCCGGTTTCCGCCTTACGTCATCCCGCGAGGAGATGGAAATTTCGGAACGGAATTTCCGCAGATGATGAGTGATGGATGGTGTGGAGAGTTTCAGCAGCCTTTGCCTTGGCCACCGGAGCGCAGACAGTGACAAGAATCTGTGCCCGTTGCGGCACGCCCTTTGAAACCTATGCGACCTTTTCAGATGTGGTCATGTGCAAGGGACGCATTGGCCGCGCTGGAAGTCTGCACGAGCGGTTCGCTTTCTGGATCGCCCGACTGGTCACCGCTGCGATCATGCGTGATCCGCAATTGCGGAAAGAGTTAGTGATTGCAATTTCCGATGCGCAAGATCGTTTCGCTAAACAAAAGTGCAAGTGTTCATGATGGACCGCTATGAATTACGAACATTGCTTTTAGAGGTGTCCTATCTCGTCGGAATGGTCGTGGTGATCGTCTGCGTTGTTCTAATGTTTTTACTTTAACCAGAGGAAGGAAAATGAAAATGCCAAAGCAGCAAGAGCCCGGAAGCACGATGCCCGAATTCATTCGAAGGCAACCAGCAGCAGCGTCTGGTGTTGGCAAAGCTGTTGCCACTCCTGACATTCGGAATACCCTAAACGGCAACGGCAACGGCAATCATCCACCAGCAATGGCAGCAGACCCGATGGTAGAGCAGGCGTCGCAGGGACTGGAAGCGATCAATGTTCTGGTTAACGAGCGCAACCGGATGCGGGAGGAAAATGAATTCCAGCGCCATCGCATTTCCGATCTGGAAGCCAAGCTCGCCAACTCGGAATATTATCACGACTATTACCGCAACAAGTCAGAACACTATGAAAGGTTTTCTTTCAGCATTCGACAACAGATCGCTACTTGCGTCATGATCATGAACGAGTGCCAGAAAAAAGCACTGGATGATGGCTACAATGAATATGCGCCTACGGCAGCAACACCAGTGCCGGACGCTGCACCACCAGTAGCTCCGGTACCGCCGCAGGACCCGGCGGAAATGCTGCAAGAAATGGAAGCCAACCGCCTACGTGATCTGGCCTCGCAACTAGAGCGCCCATAATGCCGAAGCCGGTCTGCCTGAAGTGCCAGCGGTTCTATCGCATGAAGAAAGGCGGCATCGGCATCATCGAGGGGATGCCGATCAATAGCGCATACGACACTAAACCCGGCACTGCCGATCCGCACTTATGGGCACCCTACAAAATCTGGCAGGCAGACCTTTGGGAATGCCACGGCTGCGGCCATGAACTGGTCGCTGGCTTCGGCCAGCAACCGGTCATGGTCCAGCACCATGATGGCTTCATGGATCGCGTACTGACGTACAGGAAAATGTGGCCGAACATTCCGCAGATCAACGATTGCTAGGAGCGAGCGACCAATGAACAATGAAGAATATATCGGAGACGGTCTGTATACTTCCTTTAATGGCTTTGAATTTACACTGCGGGCACCCCGTGAAGGCGGTGACCACTATGTAGTTCTTGATATGACCGTGTATGCCAACTTCAATCTGTATGCGGCCAAGATGCTGCGCAAGAAACAGATCGCGGTCACAGGGGTCGCCAACGATATCTAGGTGGAGTGGGTGATATGAACAACTCTTGGACAACGGAGATGGAGGACCTATTCCACGAGCTAGTCCGCTCGAAAAAGCCGACTATTGAAATTGCCTACATCATGAAGCGCACCAAGAACTCCATCATCGGTAAGGCGCATCGTTTGATGTTTAGGCAGCGCCCCGGATTCAAGGAAGACTGGCAAGCGCCTAGCCGTAACCGGGCCGCGCTGATTCCGACTGACTACAAGACCCATGTGAAGCGCATCACACCAGCACCAGTGCCACGGGAGCCGAAGCGGTTTGTTCATCCGCCTGCCACATACATACCACCGCCGGAAGAATTTTCACCGCCACCTATAGAAGGTGTGCGGATCAGGGAGCTAACGCCGTTGTCATGCCGCTTCATGGTTGGTGACAAACTTTATTGCGGTGAGAAAATACACAAGCAGTCCTATTGCGAGCACCACTACATCACCACTCGAATCATAAAGGTGAGCTAATGCCGAAACCTGAGATGAAAGATGTACAAAGATTGGAGCACGCTATGATCATGGCGGTCCGGCTATGTCATGAAAAGACAACGGTCCCTGCCGGTGTGCGAACCGACCTGATTAGGCGATACCTTAACGCACTGCAATTTACTTACATGGCCAGCATTATGGCCGAGCTTGTTTTGCCGACCCTGCATGAAGCGCACGAGGCTTGCGAACCAGCAGGAAAAGAACTGTTGGCGGTTTTGATCAACGGTTTTGCTGACGCTGGCATCGAGGCTTGCGACAGGGCTGCAACATTGCAAGATCAGGCGCAAAACATCCTACTGGCGCACAAGGAGGAGTTCTCATCATGATCACCACTCCAGTCGTCATCTTGATCAATGGTCTGTTCATGTATCAGCCGGGCATTGTGACCCCGCTGGCACCGCTGGCCAATCGATTGGAGGCGGCTGGCTGGGAGGTCTGCATCGACACTCATCTGCTGACGCGATGCCCCGGCGTCAAACCTGATTTGATCATCGGTCACTCGCAAGGCGGCAAGTCTGCCTTAGAGCTAGCAGCACGTTATCCTGATTCAACCGTGGTGACGTTTGATGCGGTGCGGATGCCGCCGTGTCGCGCCCGGCGCTGCGTCAATTTCCGTACTGCTGGTTATCCCAACGTGGCCCACGCGGAAAACATTCCGGTGTTCGCTATGCACACCACCATGGTCTATCACGGCAACCTGCAAGCTAAGGTGCTGGCGATGGCCGATGAAATATCCGCAGCGCCAAAAGCCGCCACCGTTACAGCCAGAAAGTATTCACGGGCAGAACGCCGCTACACGCGCCGAACTAAGCGCAAGGCACCAGCGCCCGAGATGGTGGCCGCGCTGCACCCGCCAGAGCCTAAGCCCGCATGGCAACCGCCTAACCCGCACAATGAATTTCCGATCCTGATCAGGACCGTCAAAGTTTCCCAGATGTTCGAGTGCGACTTCTCCTGCCGATGGGAAGAGGCGGAATTGCTTTACACAATGGATGAACCGGAATGGTCGATGGAGACGATCTGCGCCATGATGATTCATCGGGATGCCGCGATATGTCCGCGATGAGGCTTATGGCGGGCGGTGTTCACAAGGCTCTCTCTTCCCGTAGCGGAGAGAGTGACCCACTGGTGACAATGGGTTACACGCCGCCCGCCGCCACAACAAAATGAGTAAAGAAAAATGGGCACTGAAGGCGATCCTGATCGCGATGGTGATCGCAACAATCCTGATAGCATTGGTATGGTGATGAAACGTCTACCGATCATTCGTCATCTTCGCTGGGTCTACCACACTTGGCAGGTCAACAAGCACTATGAGTTTTATCGAAAGTTAGGGATGCTGCCGGTCAACGCTGACAAGGATTATGAAGTGCTGGATGCGATCTGGCGCGGTGAGTACTAAAATGAAAATGTCTCCAACCCTAGAAGCTCACCGAATTAGATCAGGTCCCTACGCCAGCGATACCGGTGATCCTTATGGCGCGTTCATAATCCTTGGCCCCAGCAAGGAGACAAGGCTGAAGATCATAGTGGACGATGGTGCTGAAACGAGGTGGGAGCACGTCAGCGTATCAACTGAAAAGCGCACCCCAACTTGGGATGAAATGTGTTTCGTTAAAAAACTATTCTGGACGCCGGAAGAATGTGTGGTGCAGTTTCATCCGCCAGAGTCACGCTATGTCAACGCGCACCCGTTCTGCTTGCACCTATGGAGGCATCTGGATCAGCAATTCCCTGCACCGCCCATGTTGCTGGTCGGATGACCAGATATGCGATCCGAAGAGTTGGCAAAGGTTACAGCCTTATAGACATGCGCACGAAAACTTTAATCTCGTGGCACAAGACTTTTGCTGAAGCTACCAAGGCAAGGGACGACTATCGATTAAAGGAGAAACAAAATGCCAAAGCCAGTCGATGAGACCTGTAGCAACTGCCAGTTTGGCGTGATCAAGCTTGATGAAATCCTGTACTGCCAGCGGCTGCCGCCAACGGTGCGCGTGGTCAACAAGACCGGCAACGACATTACCGAGCCGCTGTTGCCGGTCTATGATTATCCATTCCCGGCGGTGGCGCCGGATGAATGGTGCGGCGAGCATCGCGCCGTGAAGGCCACGCCAGTGGCAGGAGCGAAGCCCGCGCCGCTGCCACCGATACAGGTGAGATAGAGATGCAGACGCGCTAAATAAGAGGATAATGCGGTTATGATCGGCGCTCACTGTGAACACTTCCCGTCCTGCATGGCGATCTCGGATCAACCAAGAGCGCCGAAGTGCGACAGGGCCGATTGCCCCGGCAATGCGACGTGGGCAGGATTTTTTGGGGCCGCGAGTGCGGCTTCGAAGGACGCGCCGGATGAAACAACATCCGGGGAACTGGTGAGGG